TCGGGTCCCGCGCGCTCAGATGCGTGTTAAATTCTCGTCCTTTCCGTAATTGGTGAGGCCCAAAAGGGTATCACTCAATCAATTACAGTCAGGTCGGAGTATGCCCATCTGAGTTGTCAACCTCAGAGGGTGGACTCTAGCCAACATAGCACGATGAGGGCTGGAATCAGGTGGCTAATCTGATCCCTTACACCTCGGTCCAAACCCCTTCCGGTCCATCTCCGGTTAGAAGAACTCTACCGAGATGCGTACCACCATCATGCTATGCAGAGATTCCACTCTCAGATTTCAGTCCTTTATAGAACCTTGCCCACCAAGCAAGATCACCGGGCTTCCGATCCTCTAAGACCTTAATCTTAGAGTAATCGGGTTTCCGGAGCTCATACGTGGAAAGTTTGGCGATATAAAGGAGCACTTCTTCGAACGTCCGGTCAAGTAAGATGATATCTCCAGTACGGGGAATCACCGGGGGAGTCAGGGATTTCAACCCCATCATCATCCGGCGATCCACCATAAGGAAGATACTTTCGAGCTGGTTTCTCAACCAAGCTCCATCTATCTTGACCGAGTGTTCAGGAAGCGATGACCCGAGAGGATGCGTAAATTGGGAGAACCGAGTCCCCGGAATCCGCTCTATCCGACCAACCATACGTCCTGGGGTTCTCACCTCAGCACGCAGGTAGTCGAAAATCGAACGGATATCCGAGGGGTACTCGAATTCCCCAATACGCACCATCCCGAGCCATTGACTCCAAGAGCGGAAAGAGATCGAGCTTACCTCGGGTCGGGCTAAGAATAGAAGGATCTGAGAAGCAAACTGAGACTGATGTATCAGTTTCTTCATTAGACCACCTCTAACTCTATAGCCCTTACCGAGATAAGCCAGAACCCGGGCGGGAGTAAGGGGTACTTCGAACTTATGAAGAAGTTGGATCAGAGCGTCTGGAGACCCAAGGGCTGCCACCGCTTCCTTCATCGGAAGAGGGGAACAGTCCTGAAGCCGACAGACATATCTCTTCGCAAACTCAAAGGAGCCATTACATGACTCCAGAGACTTTGCGAAAGAGATCTCTACTCCAAGTTCCCTCATAATGTCCAGGTACTTCAAGGACACATCGCGGTTCCAAATCACGATGTCGTCCCCCAGTACCCGGTACTCCGTAAACCAGCCCCTCCAACCGGCTCGCTTCGCGGAACTCTGCACCAAGAAATGGTGAGTCAGAGCCAACATTCCCCAAGAAGAATAGGCTCCCATCGGTTGCCCGACAGCGTATCGGACAGACTGATGGAGAGATCTATACCTTCGAGGGAGTGAGTAACTCCGATCCACCAGGAGACCCCACCACAGGCCTCCTAAGCGAGGAATCGCATGATCTAGAAGTGACGCCTGCAACACCGCCGGAAGGCGGTCTGTGGCCGCAGATAAGTCATAGGAAACGACAAACTTGTCCTTCTTTTGACCTATCGCCGCAATGGCTTCTTTCACCCCTTTCACTTGATCGAATGTCGCGTCTTCTCAGATGTCTCTGAGAAGGGCGAATATCGCTAAGTGGAGAGGCTTAAGGGTACATTGCGTCCACCAATCGACCATGGCGAATACTCGCTTCTTCCCTGGCTCTTCCTTTACACCTAGTTTACCTAAGGTGGATTGGAAGACCAACTTCTTCGGAGCTTTGGAAGCCCACCATTCCATATAAAGGTAAACCCAGTCCGTAAACTTCGGCCATAAAAGGTTCTGGAAACCTTTTAAATAACCCGCAAGTTCCGGATGGGCATTAACCATTTGGATGGCAGTAAGAGGGATAACGGATGTTGTCGTCTGACGAAACACCCGGGTCCCCCCTTTGCCAGCCACGGTTCCTTTATGTGGTCCTTTGGACTTCCCAGCCTGAGAAAGAGGCCCAGATCTTCTAAGGAGAAGCGCCTCAGGAGGTCTCATAGCTGTCAAGTGGTGTAACAGATTCACCGACTTAACAAACCATGGGATAAACTCCACGAGACCCTCCCACTTAGGAGACGAAGGTGTTATTATGGTGGACACCGACATACGGGCCGAGAATGGAATAACTCTATACAAACCGAAAAGAGTCATCCACAATCGGACCGTAGGGGGGTGTCCAGATAATATCAAACCTCGATGGGCAGGGACGACCCATCTCGGAACCCCAGTCCCAGTCCGAGAAACCCGAACTTTCAAAGGAGTAAGATCCTTTATCGTATCTCCTGCCGAAGCCTTCATAACGAGGACTTGGCAGGCCTTAAGGTAAAGGGCTAACCCCTTTGATCCATTCGAGCGGTAAAGTCATACAGAGTTTCGCGAGAAAGATACGATAGCTAGAATCCACGAACGGCTTAACCTCCGTGCCAATAACCGGCACACCCTTACGAGTGCACCGATCAAGGCCGTCTCGCGTTTTACAGCGAGTTGCCAAGACGAACGACGCATGAGACTATCCAGCCAGGAACGAGAGTTCTTGTAGGCTTGAATAAATGTCTTCATTTGTGTTGTATCTTCTTCAGTTTCCCAGGAGTCCGTATAGGCCTCCGGGGGCTGCAGGCACCTTGAGTAAGGTAATTCGGATCAGGATTTGACTCCTGATTCGAAGGTTAAGTTCTCTACTCGTTATTCTAGTTGTGGCAGGTACAAACGTGGATAGGCTTGTCCACGTGTTCCCTGGGCTCCCCGATCTTCGGGTCCCCTTCAGAGTGAGCCTTGTAGGCCTCTGAAACACTAAGGGAGGTTTCCGATAGCGCTCATATCCTACTCAGCTTCTCGCTGGGATTACCGACGATCTATTTGCGGCTCCACACTTGGAACCCAAGTAGATGCTTAGGTATCAGGTGGTTATAGCGATAACCTGTTATAGAGGCGACATCCTCTACCCTGAACCACTCAGCGAGATACTGACAAGGATCAACAGATGCAAACTTAGACGTGATTTATAAATCCTATAAATCACACTTGAGTCTACTCTGCTGGCTCCTCGCCA